TGCAGCAATAGATGCTGTTGCAAATTTGATTACCATATTTCTTGCATTAGAAATAGTTTTGTCCGTCATTGCTAAAGTAAGAGTTCCACCACTTGAAAGTGTTACTTGTTCATAACCTGCAATTGCTTGTTGAAGTAAGTTTAAATTATTATTTGTATTATCACCCCATGTACCAGCGTTTTCGCCAGTAGTCATAAGTTCTAGTTTTAGATCTGTAGAATAATTTGATGACATATGTTCCTTATATTAACAAAATTAAGCTGCAAGATCAACCTCGGACCAAGTATTAGTTACTCCAGGATCTATCTCTGCCCATGCCGTAATTATAGGTGTGCCTATACTTGCTGTCAACCCTATACCAGTTACATCAACAGTCGCAGTACCTGTTGCTGAGGCTATTGCACCAGCAGTTGTTGTTAAGCTAAGTCCAGAAACCCCTACCATTTGTGTTGGTATAGATGTGATTGTCCCTAAAGCCGATGCTAATGCCTGACCTGAAACTGTCTCAGTTGTGCCTTGTTGTAAACTAATTGATCCTAAGCTTAAGGATGCTGATATACCTGTTACTGGAACTTCTAATTTTAATCCTGCAACAGTGTTGCCAATAGAGCCTGTTAGTAATCCAGCTGTACTTGGTGATTCAACAGTAGACTGTACTAAACTTTGACTACCTTGAGAAGTTGTCATTCCATCTTCACCAACAAAAACAAAGACATCTGAATCAATTTGAATTGATTCAAGTCCTAATGTAGTTGTTAATAGAGATAAACCACTTTGAGTTATGTCAGAATTTGCCTGAACAGTTACAGAACCAATAGATGAAGACATCGATTGACCCGTTGCTATTGCAGAATAAGCACCACCCCAAGCTAAATTACCCCAAGTTCTTCGGCCCCAACCAATTCCAGTTAATTGAGATTCATCGACTGTTGCAGCTCCAATACTTGAAGTTGCAGAAATTCCTGTAACTGGAACTCCTATTTCAATAACATTACCACCTATTGATGAGGCTAATTGTAAACCTGTTGCGCTAAATGTAAATGATATTCCAGCTACTTGACTGCCAATACTAGAGGATGCACTTATTCCAGTTACATCTACCTCTGCATCTGCAGTAATTGAAGCGATTGATCCAGTAGCAGTTTGTAATAACCCTGCGGTAGTTACTGCTTCTGTTGGTGAATTTAATTCACCCCATTGGTTTTGTCCCCAAGAATCTCCGCCCCAGCCAACTTGAATAATACCAGTGGGTACTACACTGCCAATACTAGAGGATGCACTTATTCCAGTTACAGTAGCTGTGGCATCACCTTGTGCTGCCCAACTACCTTGGTTCCAAGTTAACGCTCCCCATGTATTAGCCATGAAGAACTCCTAACGGAAGATCCGCTATAGAAAACAAATTAGTAATGTTTGCCATAGCAGGCTCCTCCTTTAAGTTATGCGATTCTTAATATAGCTGCAGCCGTTGTAAATGCTGGAAACTGAATTGTAAAAGTTCCTGAAGTTGCAGTTTTATCTCCGCCAAAATCTAATACAGCCACTGCTGGGTCATTAGATGCAGTGTCGTTATAAATTAATGCACCTCTTGCAGTTAATGTAACTCCAACAAAAGACAAATCAGCAAAATCCGTTATTGCTGTATTTGTTGCTATTGATGTTCCTACATTTACAAGTGCTTTACCGCCAGATGTGTAACCTGTTGGTGAGGACACTTGTCCTGAAGTTGTGAAAGATGTTGTCGATTTTCCTAAAGCAGCCGAGTTAGTGTACATTGCTAATTTAAATGAATTACCACCTGGGTTACTAAAGTTATGCGTAGCTTCCAAAAGTTGTTTCTTGAAAGAGTTGCAAATTGCGTTTGTTGTTATAGCCATTTTTTCTCCTTAATTTTATGGTGACGGTGAAGGTATTTTAATTCGAGGAACTCCACTGTCGTATTCTCCTCTTCTTCGTCTACCCATTTGTTGTAGACCAAAAGCTTGTATGCTTTGATTATACCTCTCAGAATACAATTTGTATAGATCCTCAGGTCCTTTTAAAAAGCCATAAGCTTCTTTTAACACTCCATATAATAATAGCTGTTCGTGTTGTTTTGAAAGCAGGGTGCTAGTTGAACTATCAAAATGAGGCGGATCTTTAATAAAATTTATCTGAACCGTATCAGCTGCTGCTGGTGTTGGGGCAACCAATATGACAGG